CTGTTTCTTTTTACCCCGAAAACGCCTCAACAAGTCATTATCGGCTTGAATCGGATGCAGAACAGTCATGACGGCTGAAAACGGCTCTATCGGGCTGCAAACGGCTGAGGTAGGGGTAACAGAACCTCGTTATGGCTCCCAAGTGCCTAGAATCCGGTCAAAGCCTAGTGATTTACCCACTAGAGGCGATGAGATGATTCAGTTCTGTAAAGATATTGGCTTCCCGCTCTTGCCTTGGCAGGAACAGCTTGCAAGAGACTGCCTTAGATATAAGCCAGACAACAGATGGTTGCATCCACTTATAGGAATCATGCTTCCGAGACAGCAGGGCAAGTCGACCTTCATGGCGCTTCGAATCTTATTCGGCATCTATGTGCTGGGTGAGAAAATGCATTTGGCCACAGCTCACAAGTTAACCACCTCATCAGAAATCTTTTTCAAGGTCTCAGAAATTATTGAAGGTTCTCAATTACTCCTGGATAACTTTGCCAAGAAGTATGAATCTAAAGGATCGCAGGAGATTCGGTTTAAGAATAAGGCTCGCTACCTAATTAGAGCCGGTAACTCAGCTGCTCGAGGTATTGCCGCACCCGATGTCATCCACATTGATGAATTGCGTGAGTTCGATACCGAAGATGTCTGGTCATCGATGCGATTTACTCAGATGTCGAATCCTAACCCGCAGGCTTATGTCTATTCCAACGCAGGCCATGCCAATTCGGTTCTACTGCATAAATTCAGGGAACGAGGACTCGCAGCTAGTGAAGGAGCCGATGATTCTATTGGCTGGTTTGAATGGAGTGCTGAACCCGGAGCCGAGATAACCGATAAGGAAGCCTGGTACCAGAGCAACCCGTCACTCGGCCACACAGTTCATGAAGACAATATCAAGGACAGCCTTTCAGATCGTGAAGATATTTTCCGCACCGAAATCCTTTGCCAATTCGTCTCGATGATTAACCCAGTCATCTCAGAAGCCGAATGGAAGAAGTGCAAGGTCGATGACTTGCCTCAGTTGAACACAGAACACGATACTTGGATGGCAATAGACCTTAGCCCGGATAGAAAGCATGGCTCATTGGTCGCAGGCCAGAGAATTGACGGCGATAGGTTTATGGTCAGCCTTCTCCACACTTGGTTCAACCCAATTAACCTCGATGATAAAGAAATGGCTAACGATATTGCTTACTGGGTGCGCAAGTTCCCGGTTAACGCGGTTGCCTATAGCAAGTCGACAGCCTCAGCGGTTGCAGCTCGATTATCACCAGCCGGAATTCCAGTCTATGAAATCAATAGCCAGGAGTATCAGCAATCCTGCGATGAATTCGTTTCGGCAGTCTCTTCAATGCGCCTTGTCCATTCAGATCAAGAGGAACTGACTAAACAAGTCCTAAGCGCCGTTAAATTAACTCGAGGCGATGGTGGTTGGGTTATGGGGCGCAAGCAAAGCGGAATCGTATGTGGGGCAGTTGCTTCAGCAATGGTTACTCACTTTGCGACACGCGCCGAATCAGAAGTAGACATTCAGATAGGATAATGTCTAGACAGTAGCGTATAATATGTCCAATGGGAATCCGGGACATTTTCGCAACATCTAAGCCAGCAGTCGAGCTTACAGTCGATGCGGCTTCTGCCCCTGCGCCGTTTAATAACGCAGGCGCTTACAATCAATATTTATTCACGCAGTCAACAGCTTCAAGATCTACAGCAATGGCTGTTCCTACCATCTCACGTGCTAGAAACATAATCTGTAGCACCTTGGCTGGCCTTCCACTTGAAATTTATTCAAAGGTTGATGGATCACACGTAGCAACACCAGATGTCATTAATCGACCAGACCCACGTGTTCCAGGTTCAGCAATTTATGCATGGCTAGCTGAAGACTTGCTATTTCATGGCGTGGCTTACGGCCAAGTATTAGAACAGTACGGAGATACAGGAAGAGTTCGAGCATGGACTCGAATCGACCCAGAACGCGTATTCCGTCAACTAAATAGCAATCAAACAGAAATTATTGGCTATCAAGTTGATGGCGCTAATGTTCCAAATAACGGCGTTGGTTCATTAGTTGTATTTTACGGAATGGATGAGGGAATCCTCAATCGCGCAGGCCGCACAATCCGCGCAGCTCATGCATTAGAGCAGGCAGCAGAAACTTTTGCTAAGGAACCAGTTCCACTTCAGGTTCTTAAGTCCAACGGAACTAACCTTCCAGCAGAACGTATCTCAAAGCTTCTCGAGTCATGGCGCACAGCCAGACTTACTAAATCAACAGCGTTCCTAAATGCTGATGTTGAATTGCAGGCGTTGGGCATCGATCCAGCCAAACTACAGCTCAACGAAGCTCGTCAATATGTTGCTCTGGAATTGGCTCGCGCCTGCAACCTTCCTGCATATTTCGTAAGCGCTGAAATGACAAGCATGACCTACTCCAACTCAGTTTCGGAGAGGCGCTCCCTTATCGATTTCAGCATGAAGCCGATTTTAACCAGCATTGAACAGCGCCTATCAATGCCAGATTTTATTTCATCAACACAGGAAGTTCGCTTCTCGCTTGATGAGTTCCTTCGTACAGATGCGTTACAGCGCGCTCAGGTATACGAGATTCTTAATCGCATTGGTGCAATGTCCGTAGAACAAATTCAAGAAGAAGAGGATCTAATCGACAATGGAAATTAATTTTTCAATGAACGTAGTCGCTGCTGATAGCGACAAGCGTGAGATTACAGGCCGTGTAGTTACATGGGGCGAGAAGGGTTACACCTCAGCCGGCGAGACAGTATTCGAGTCTAATTCAATCGCTATTGGTAAGAAGACAAAGCTTCTACTCGAGCATGAGCGCACAAAGCCCCTTGGAACGCTTAAGAGCTACGAAATTACACCAGAAGGCATTGACGCTGTATTCCATGTTGCCCGCACAAACGCTGGTGAGGATGCATTGGTCGAGGCAAGCACCGGATTACGCGACGGATTTAGTGTCGGCGTGAAAGTTGATTCTTGGGACAATAAAGAAGGAGTTATGCACATTACAGCTGCAAAGCTCATTGAAGTTTCGTTGGTGACAGATCCAGCGATTGATTCTGCTCGCGTTTCTGACGTGGCAGCATCAGAAAATACCGAGGAAGTTCCAACAGAGGAAGTTCCATTAACCGAAGGAGAAGGCCTAGTGTCTGAAACCGTTTCAGAGGCAACCGTTACCGAAGCGGTCGAAGCCTCAAAGCCAGTAGCAACAGTAAGCGCATCTGCGCCAGTTGCTTATTCATCACCACGCGTTAATCTCGATGTAACAGCAGGACAATACGCGATGGCACAAATCCAGGCATCACGCGGCGACGCAGATGCTCGTGATCTAGTTGCAGCTCTTCAGGTCGCAACAGTTGCAGAGAACACAGGTATGGTTCCACCTAACTACCTACGTGACGTCATTGGTGTTATTAATGATTCACGCCCATTCATTGATTCAATCGAGCGCGCTGCACTTCCAGCATCAGGAATGAAGATTTTCACTCCTAAGCTCGGAACAAAGGCTACAGTTGCTCTTACAGCTGAAGGCGCAGAGTTCTCATCTACAGACACTACAGTCACTTTTCAAGAAGACACAGTAGTCAAGTTCGCCGGTGCTGGTATTATCGACGTTGAATTGCTCGACCGCAGCGAACCCGGATTTCTAGACTTGTATCTCCGTGAGTTGGCTGAAAGCTACGCGATCAAGACAGATGCATACGCAGCACAGATTGCAGCACAGAACGCAACACAGTCATCAGCAGCAACAATCTACGCATCTATTGCAAAGGGTATTGCTGATTCATACGGCGTAATGCGCTCAACTCCAAACCGTTTGCTCGTTGCAAACACAGGTGGAGAAGACGGAATTGACTTCGCAGGACTTCTTGCAGCTGTTGATTCAACAGGCCGCCCACTATACGCAGCCGCTTCACCATCAAACGCAAACGGTCTCGTATCACAAGGTTCAACATCAGGCACAGTTGCAGGTCTCGGACTTGTCGTAGATGCTAACTACACAGGTGACGATGCAAACGCAAAGCATGCACTCGTTTACCCATCAAACGCAATGCGATTCCACGAGAGCAACAAAATTGAACTCCGTGCAAATGTAGTTGCAAATGGCCAGGTCGAGATTGGACTCTACGCATACGTAGCAGTTGTCAACCGTTACCCAGCAGCGTTCCGTAAGCTGAACGTAGCGTAATTAACTAATCATGGGGGGGCTGCTGCTCCCGGTGGCTCCCCCAGTCGTTTAATAGAGAGGATGTAGAGATGGCTTCAATAGTTACAGTTGCAGAACTAAGGTCTATTCTTGGTGTCTCTACATCCCTTTATAGCGACGCTTATTTAACCGATGTCATTGATACAGCTGAGGCAGTTATATTGCCTATGCTTGTCAAGTATGCCAATGCCATCGATGAAGTTGAATTAGAAGCTAATGTTGCTACCTACAGAACAGTTGGCCAGAACGATTTCTCAGCGGGTCAGAGCGTAGTTATCACCGGATGCGGCTCCCCATTTAACGGAACTTTCACAATTTCAGATTCTTATGATGATCTCTTTACTGTAGCAATCACTAATGCAGACATCGCTCCAAAGCAAGTAATCCCTTCAGGCTTGGCTACTCTTTCAGGCGCTTCAACTTATGTTGGAGTCAGCGCAGTAGAGTCAGCAGTTTTAGCCGTATCAGTCGAGGTATTCCAATCTCGTATCGCTCCTGGTGGACAGATCGAGGGCGTGGACTTTACAAACGTTAGCCCTTACCGCCTAGGGCGCAGTCTCTTTAACCGCGTATCAGGACTCTTAGGGGCATACATCGACACCGATTCAATGGTGCAGTAATGTCTACAATTCTCGACACAGTACGCCAGCCTTTAGCCAACGCCTTTGCTAATGTCGCAGGCAATGTCTACGCCTATGTGCCAGAAGCGCCTATGGTGCCTTTCGTGGTGACAGTCCCAGATTCTCCTTACCTGGAGTTGGAGACTATTAATAAGTCAACGCTTCACATTAAAGTCAATCTTGTAATCTCAGTCGCAGTTGCATATAACAGCAACCCGGCCTCGCTCGATAATCTCGAGCAGCTCGTAATAAGTGTTCTGAAGGTGATCCCAGCAGGGTACACAGTCGGAGCGGTTGAAAAACCAACAGTAACTCAAGTTGGCCCTTCCAATGTATTGGTGGCCGATATCAGAGTTTCTACCTACTATACACAAACAAACTAAAGGAAAATAATATGGCAACTGTAGTAATCACAGGTCGCGATATTTCTCTATCTTTCACAGGTGGAACAGATATCGAGGCACAAGCAACTAGCGCAGTCCTAACTAAGACTAACCTTCGTGAGACATACCAGACTCTCGATGGCGAGGCTTATAAGACCACTAACATCGAAGGCACATTCGCACTTTCAATGCTCGCTGACTGGGGCAAGGCTAACTCAGTCTGCGAAGCTCTATGGGCAGCAGCTGAGACAGCGCCAGATACAGACATCAGCGTTACACTCACAGCAGCTACAGGCGCTCAGTTCGTCTTCCCAATTATGCCTGAATTTCCAACAGCAGGCGGAGCCGGAACAGATGCACAGACTGTAGACTTTACATTCAAGGTATCTAAGGGTGCAGTCGTAGAGACTTTCTCCTAGAGAATAGAAACGGGAGCAAACAATGCAGCAACTAATAACAATTAAATACACAGACGGAACCGAAACCAATTACATGGTTCGCCCGCCAGATTACGCCCGCTGGGAAATGGCAACTAAGAAGGTCATCTCCCAGTTCGGCGGAATGTGGGACATTCTTTATGTAGCACATAGTGCCATGAAGCGTGAAGCAGGCGGTAAGCCGACTAAGACATTAGATCAATGGATGGAATCTGTTGACGATGTTGAAGTAGGTGAAGGAGACCCAAAAGTCATCCAAGAGGAAGCGTAAGCCGACTCTTAGTTGAACTGGCACTAGCTACACAGATTCCTATGGATCATTGGCAAAGTGCCGAGGATATTCTTACAGCTATTGAAGTACTAGAGGAGCGTAATCGTGGCAGATGAATTAGTCGCCTTCGATAAGACGGAACTTCGCATGGTATTCAAGGCTCTTAAGAATATGAGTGAGGAAGCTAACGATGAAGCCAAGCGCCAGTCAGGCGCACTAGCTGAGTTCGCTCGAGATGAAGTTATCCAGAAGGCTAACTCAATCCAGAGCAGCAAGGTCGCAGGCCGAATCGCTCAGGGTTCTCGCGTTAAGAAGTCCAGCCGTATTGGCGAGATTACTTATGGATTCGCTTCTCAGAAGTTCTCAGGTGGGGCAACCACTCGAGATATCTGGGGCGGTTCAGAATTCGGTTCTAATAAGTTTAGGCAGTTCCCCGTATGGTCAGGCCGTGAAGGTCGAGGCTCTAAGGGTTGGTTTATCTATCCAACGCTCCGCAAGATTCAACCGCAGATCGTGGCAAGATGGACTGAATCATTCGACAAGATTCTTAAGGAGTGGACATAATGGCAACAGGTACAAGAGCATTAACGCTCAAGCTGCTTGCCGATGTTGATAACTTTACTAAGAACCTCGACAAGGCAGATAAAGATGTCGCTACTTTCGGCGATAAGGTCGCTAAGTTTGGCAAGATAGCAGGAGCAGCCTTTGCAGCAGCGGGCGCAGCAGCAGTAGCCTATGCAGGTAAGTTAGCCATCGATGGCGTTAAGTCAGCCATCGAGGATGAAGCAGCCCAGGCAAAGTTAGCCAACACTCTTCGCAATGTAACTAAGGCAACCGATGCTCAGATAGCCTCTACAGAGGAATACATCCTTCAGACTTCTTTAGCCACAGGCGTAGCCGATGACGAGCTTCGCCCATCGCTAGATCGTTTAACTCGAGCCACTAAAGATTTAGACAAGGCTCAGCAACTACAGACCCTTGCACTCGATATTGCGGCTGGTAGTGGCAAGTCTCTTCAGGCAGTCACAGAAAGCCTCTCAAAGGCGCAGGAAGGCAACCTAGCAGGCCTTAGCCGCTTAGGTGTAGGACTTACTAAGGCTGAACTAGCCACACTTTCATTCGACCAGATAACAGCAAAACTATCTGGTACTTTCGAGAACCAAGCCACTAAACAAGCAGACACATTCCAAGGAAAGTTAGCACGCCTTACAGTAGCCTTTGACGAAGGCAAGGAAACAGTAGGAGCTTATATCCTCGATGCCATTACTCCTATGGTCGAGATTCTAGTTAAGAATGTAATCCCTGCGATTCAGGACTTTACTTCTAACCTAGGCGATAAACTTGCTCCGGTCATGAAGGTTATCCAGCCAATTATTAATGGCCTACGATCTGCCTTTAACTCAGTCAGAGATTCCCTAGCTTCTAACAATGACGAGCTACGCCCGTTCTTCAACCTTCTCAAGAACATCACAGACTTCGTAGTAACTTATGTAGCACCGGCTATTGGTCAAACATTAGGATTAGCTTTCAAAGCTCTTGGTAAAATCCTAGAAGGCGTCATTGACACTTTTGCTACTTTCGTCACAAAGATTACAAAGATTTATGACACTATTACA